GATTAAACGCATTTATACGGCAGAGGAATTGCAGCAGCAGGCAGAAAACCGGAAAGCCAGACTTCTTGCAGATGCTGAATCCGTGATTTTGCCACTGGAGCGCGCTGTCAGGCTGAACATGGCAACAGATGAGGAGCGTAGCCGACTGGAAGCATGGGAACGCTACAGTGTTCTGGTCAGCCGTGTGGATCCTGCAAATCCTGAATGGCCGGAAATGCCGCAATAAGTTGTATAAGCTCTGGTGTGAGATTACATATCTATGGCACAGAGTAAAGCCTAATCTGACAGTCCGCTCTGTGCCAAGAGCGGACGTTACTACTACTCGACCTAAAGTAAAGCAATTGTACTCATTAAATAGTGGTAATTGGGTCTGGTGCTTAATCGAACGAAATCTCATGTTAGGCGAAAAAAACGTCTGAAAAATCGATTAACACATACACCTGTGTACTATGGCCGTTATTCAATTTAAAAGGAACCATTTCCGATATGATTCACTGTCCATAATGTTTTGATTTATTAAAAAAGAGCCTTAGAGTGTGAAACCATTACGTTGAGTGGCGAACACCATTAATAAATTCTGCTTATACTTACAGCATATATTATGTTCACGTCATATAACCATGGCAAATAAGATATTGCACATCAAGCATGATTATGATAGTGATTACAAAAATGAAGAATCTTAGATAAAGGATTAGTAAGTGGTTACATATAATTCAATGTTGTTACCCCCCCCTAAATCTTGGGACGAATTTGAGGATATGTGCAAAAGTTCATTCCAACTGCGATGGTCCAATCCTAATCTGAACAGACATGGACGGTCAGGGCAGCGGCAGGATGGAGTTGATGTATATGGTGATGACTCTCTTGGGCGTTTCGTTGGAATTCAGTGTAAAAATACAGTATCAGGAATCAGTACGGCGACAATCGATGATGAATTACTCAAGGCTGAAAAATTTCGCCCAAAAATTACGGTTCTTTACATCGCTACGACAGCGCCCAGGGATGTTAGCATTCAGCGCTATGTAAGAACACTCAATGATGCCAGACAATTAAAAGGCCTGTTTCCTGTCGATGTGGTTTTCTGGGAGGATATTAGCTTTGATTTAAGCAAAGACCCAGCTGTACTCAAAATGTACTACCCGCAAATGTTCGAACGACACCAACCGACGAGGGAAGAATTTTTGCGCAAGAGAGATATCTCAAATTTGTCGACATTGTTGAATGTTATTGATTTTCATTCAACAATAGAACATTTGCAGTGGGGCGCAAAATACATTCATTCATTAATTATTGAAGAATACGATAATATTTTGAACATTTTAAACTCACCTGTTTTTCAACTGAATGATACAGCTTTAAAGAATGTTACAATTGATTTTGCAACGGCCTGGCGTGATCTAATTATCTTGTTTAGAAAAGCTCCATATAATTATTCAGCACCAAATGATACTTTTAGTTTTATAAATCCCGGTGACCACTGTCGAAATCAGGAGGAAAGCGATTTATACGACGAAATCACGCATAGCATGAGTAATCTCAAAGATAAAATTAGTACTTTTTGTGACTTTATAAATAATCACTACCATGAAATAAACTTAACCGAAACGAGCGCGCAAGCCAGGAAATATTATTAATACTTTTTTCTTAAGGGCTGCACTCATGGCCCTTAACACCGTTAGACTGTCATATTTTGCAATCGATACGCAGTTAGGTACTTTCTTGAAGTCCGTTCCTCGCTCATAGCTGACATTCAGCTCAATTAACTCGTCCACTTCGCTCCAACAGAAGGCGTAGCTAATCATACTGTGTATTAAAGAAAGGAGAAACGATCATGTTGAGTACAAAAAACACGAAAGACCATGATAAGGAAAATATGCGTAGAGTGACTTAGTTTATTGATTTAAATAATATTTATGGGGGTAAGTGCTTTGAATAAAAAAACAAAAATTGAGAAGATTTAGCTAGTGCCAAAATAATTTGGACACCGCCCGTCATCAGACCCGCTACTACACTTATCACCCCAGCCCAAAAAGTTTCAATGAAACAAGATACATATAGTAGTACTACATGGCGGAATAATTTACTCATAGGCTTCTCCTTACTGACGTAATCGTTAAGTAACACGTTGAGGTAACGGATAAATGCGACTATTGGGAGAGCTGTGATGAGAATTGTAGGCATAGGAATCGAACCTATGGATGCACTAGCTAAATTCACTCTTCACGAATTATACAGCATTGTAGTGAGTTTGTAAATACACGCCCCAAAAGTCAATCAGTCCGCTCCATGAATGTTGTGTCAGTACTACTAAAGTTAAACATGCTAAAATAGGTTCCCAATATTCGTGGGTACAATCACTATCTGTGTAACTGGCGGAAGCGCTGGCATAACGACGATGCCTATTCGGGGTGCTTTAATATGGTCCGTTTTAACTTACTAGAAAATGCGTTGGATTCAGTGGAAACCGGGCTGGACTACTTTAACAAAGCGCTAGAAGGGCATGATCGACGTGACTACAAACAGTGCCTGCTTAACCTCTTTCAGGCCGCTGAGCTATTGTTGAAGGCCGTAGTTTCGCGCAATGGGTCTGGAGCGATTTTTAATCCAGCATCGCTTCAAGAAAAATGTGTGGATCCGGCGCATCCAACCGAGTCAGAATTACACCAGTGTAAATCTGTCAACGTCAACCAGCTTTGTAAGCTGTTAAAGACATATTACCCAGCCGAATTTTCTGAATCTGCATTACAAATGATGAAAACGGTGGGTCAGTTGCGTAATAACCTTCAGCATTTTGCCCTTGAGGTTCGTCCGCAAGAACTGGCAATGCAACTGAGTGAACTGTACCAACAAATTTTTCGTCCCGCATTCGTCATAATTCAGTCAGATGAGACCGAAAATTCATGGAACTCTGATTTACGTCAAGACATCATCGCTCTTGAGCAACAATTCCTTGATATAACTGTTAACCAGGAATACACCCTTGCACTTTGTCCCGTTTGTGAGAGTTTTTCACATTTTATCCTTTACCAAAGTGAAAGCTTTCCGGCACGGACTCACTGTATCTGTTGTGGTTTCAGCCTGAATAATCTGCAAACTTGGGATTTTCAGGAATGTCCTGAATGTAGTGTCCCATCCGTAATTTATTTACCGGAACAAAGGGTCGGTGTCTGTCTCTGGTATAAATGTGAATACAGCAAGATGGATGGTTTTGTTCCTATGGAGCCTTGTGAATGTGGTGCATTCCGGATGGAAGGTCATTGCAGTAACTGCGATCTTGAGGAATAGTAAAATCGTCCGATGAGAATGTACAGCAGCCTGGTCGATGATTTCTTGATGAATCGCTGAATTATCCGGTATTACTTGACAACTAAATCGCACATTTCTGTTTCTGGCAATTTGAAAGGTTTACTCTATGCCCCAGAATTCAGCACATACATAAAAACACCATTTCAGAACGCGTCTTGATCCAAAGAACGACTGTATGATAGATAGGCGTCGTCGTGAGGACAGGAATGATCTACCCCCCGTTATTCATACAGAATGCTGTTAGTAATGTCCGCAGATCGCTCAAAGCAGACTGTCAGATTTGATAGCGTTTGGGCTATGTAAGTAGCCAGTTGGAGAATGAGTGAGTGCAAATCAGGACTGGCGGGCGAATTGCCCGCATTTTCTTTATCTGTTGTTTCATCCACTGACCAGCCAGGTCAAATAGCGTCTCATGCACTGCCCAACAGAAAATAGTTGCACCCATTAACCACGGAGTTAAACGGATGAGTGACTATCATCACGGCGTGCAGGTGCTGGAGATTAACGACGGCACCCGCGTCATTTCCACGTATCCACTGCCATTGTCGGCATGGTCTGCACGGCCAGCGATGCGGATGCGGAAACCTTCCCCCTCAATAAACCGTGCTGATTACCAATGTGCAAGCGCAATTGCAAAGGCCGGTAAAAAAGGCACGCTGGCGGCATCGTTGCAGGCCATCGCTGACCAGTCAAAACCGGTCACCGTTGTCGTGCGCGTGGAAGACGGCACCGGCGACGACGAAGAAACGAAACTTGCGCAGACCGTTTCCAATATCATCGGCACCACCGACGAAAACGGTCAGTACACCGGACTGAAAGCCCTGCTGGCGGTGGAGTCGGTAACCGGTGTTAAACCGCGTATTCTCGGCGTGCCGGGACTGGACACCAAAGAGGTGGCTGTTGCACTGGCATCCGTCTGTCAGAAGCTGCGCGCTTTCGGATATATCAGCGCATGGGGCTGTAAGACCATTTCCGAGGTGAAAGCCTACCGCCAGAATTTCAGCCAGCGTGAGCTGATGGTCATCTGGCCGGATTTCCTCGCATGGGATACGGTCAGCAGCACCACCGCCACCGCGTATGCCACCGCCCGTGCGCTGGGCTGCGGCTAAAATCGACCAGGAGCAGGGCTGGCATAAAACGTGTCCAACGTCGGGGTAAAGGTGTTACCGGCATCAGCGCATCTGTATTCTGGGATTTGCAGGAGTTCGGCACCGATGCTGACCTGCTTAACGAGTCAGGCGTCACTACGCTGATTCGCCGCGACGGTTTCCGTTCTGGGGTAACCGTACCTGCTCTGATGACCCGCTGTTCCTCTTTGAAAACTAACCCGCACCGCGCAGGTGTGGCCGACACGATGGCTGAGGCGCACATGTGGGCGGTGGACAAGCCCATCACCGCAACGCTGATTCGCGACATCGTTGACGGCATCAATGCCAAATTCCGTGAGCTGAAAACAAACGGCTATATCGTGGATGCGACCTGCTGGTTCAGCGAAGAATCCAACGATGCGGAAACCCTCAAGGCCGGAAAACTGTATATCGACTACGACTATACACCGGTGCCTCCTCTTGAAAACCTGACCCTGCGCCAGCGTATTACCGATAAATACCTGGCAAATCTGGTCACTTCGGTTAACAGCAATTAAGGAGCCTGACCGATGGCAATGCCGCGCAAACTCAAGTTAATGAACGTCTTTCTGAACGGCTACAGCTATCAGGGCGTTGCAAAGTCCGTCACGCTGCCAAAACTGACCCGTAAGCTGAAAACTATCGCGGTGCGGGGATGAACGGCAGCGCACCGGTAGACCTCGGCCTTGATGACGATGCGCTGTCAATGGAGTGGTCGCTCGGTGGCTTCCCGGATTCGGTTATCTGGGAGCTTTACGCCGCAACCGGCGTGGATGCCGTCCCGATTCGTTTTGCAGGCTCTTACCAGCGCGACGATACCGGCGAAACGGTGGCCGTTGAAGTGGTCATGCGTGGACGTCAGAAAGAAATCGACACCGGCGAGGGGAAACAGGGAGAAGACACCGAGTCGAAAATCTCCGTGGTCTGCACCTATTTCCGGCTGACGATGGACGGTAAGGAGCTGGTCGAAATCGACACCATCAACATGATTGAGAAGGTGAACGGCGTCGACCGGCTGGAGCAACACCGCCGCAATATCGGCCTGTGATTTTCATCCGGTCAGCCTGGCTGACCGGTTAACCCCGATTCATAAGTGAGAAAACCATGAACAAAGAAAATGTGATTACCCTGGAAAATCCGGTCAAACGTGGTGAGCAGGTATCGAACAGGTCACGCTGATGAAACCCATGCCGGGACGCTGCGCGGTGTCAGTCTGGCTGCGGTCGCAACTCCGAAGTCGATGCACTGATTAAGGTGTGCCGCGCATGACGCACCGATGCTGACCGAGCAGGAAGTCGCCGCACTGGAACTGCCTGACCTTGTGGCGCTGGCCGGTAAGGTGGTCGGTTTTTTGTCGCCGAACTCGGTGCAGTGACGTTCCCGAAAAATCTGTCGGTCGATGACCTGATGGCGGATGTGGCAGTGATATTTCACTGGCCGCCATCAGAACTGTATCCCATGAGCCTGACCGAACTCATCACATGGCGCGAAAAGGCGCTCCGGCGAAGCGGAAACACGAATGAGTAACAATGTAAAATTACAGGTATTGCTCAGGGCTGTTGACCAGGCATCCCGCCCGTTTAAATCCATCCGCACAGCGAGCAAATCGCTGTCGGGGGATATCCGGGAAACACAAAAATCACTGCGCGAGCTGAACGGTCACGCATCCCGTATTGAGGGATTTCGCAAGACCAGTGCACAGCTCGCCGTGACTGGTCATGCACTTGAAAAGGCACGGCAGGAGGCCGAAGCCCTTGCCACACAGTTTAAAAACACCGAACGTCCGACACGTGCTCAGGCGAAAGTGCTGGAATCCGCGAAGCGTGCGGCGGAGGACTTACAGGCGAAATATAACCGCCTGACGGATTCCGTTAAACGCCAGCAGCGGGAACTGGCCGTTGTGGGAATTAATACCCGCAATCTTGCACATGATGAGCAGGGACTGAAAAACCGTATCAGTGAAACCACCGCCCAGCTTAACCGGCAGCGTGACGCGCTGGCGCGTGTCAGTGCGCAACAGGCAAAACTTAACGCAGTCAAACAGCGTTATCAGGCCGGAAAGGAACTGGCCGGAAATATGGCCTCAGTGGGCGCTGCCGGTGTGGGGATTGCTGCTGCGGGAACGATGGTCGGTGTTAAGCTGCTGATGCCCGGTTATGAGTTTGCGCAGAAAAACTCAGAATTGCAGGCTGTGCTCGGTGTGGCAAAAGACTCCGCCGAAATGGCCGCATTACGCAAACAGGCGCGCCAGCTCGGCGACAATACCGCCGCCTCGGCAGATGATGCAGCCGGTGCTCAGATTATTATTGCGAAAGCCGGTGGGGATGTTGATGCCATTCAGGCGGCAACGCCGGTCACGTTGAATATGGCGCTGGCGAACCGTCGCACGATGGAAGAAAACGCCGCCCTGCTGATGGGGATGAAATCCGCCTTTCAGCTTTCAAACGATAAGGTCGCTCATATCGGGGATGTTCTCTCCATGACGATGAACAAAACCGCCGCCGATTTTGACGGTATGAGCGATGCGCTGACCTATGCCGCACCTGTGGCAAAAAATGCCGGTGTCAGCATTGAAGAAACCGCCGCAATGGTCGGGGCGCTGCATGATGCAAAAATCACAGGCTCAATGGCGGGGACGGGAAGCCGTGCCGTGTTAAGCCGCCTGCAGGCACCGACGGGAAAAGCATGGGATGCACTGAAAGAGCTTGGTGTGAAAACCTCAGACAGCAAGGGAAACACCCGGCCAATATTTACCATTCTGAAAGAAATGCAGGCCAGTTTTGAGAAAAACCGGCTCGGTACTGCCCAGCAGGCTGAATACATGAAAACCATTTTCGGGGAGGAGGCCAGCTCAGCCGCCGCTGTGCTGATGACTGCCGCCTCAACCGGAAAGCTGGACAAACTGACCGCTGCGTTTAAAGCCTCAGACGGGAAGACCGCAGAGCTGGTAAATATCATGCAGGACAACCTCGGCGGTGACTTTAAGGAGTTTCAGTCCGCTTATGAGGCGGTGGGGACTGACCTGTTTGACCAGCAGGAAGGCGCACTGCGTAATCTCACGCAGACGGCCACAAAGTATGTGTTAAAACTCGACGGCTGGATCCAGAAAAACAAATCACTGGCGTCAACCATCGGCATCATTGTCGGTGGTGCACTGGCACTGATTGGTGTCATCGGTGCCATTGGCCTCGTAGCCTGGCCGGTTATCACCGGCATCAATGCCATCATCGCGGCAGCAGGCGCAATGGGGGCAATCTTCACGACGGTTGGCAGTGCTGTTATGACGGCCATCGGGGCGATTAGCTGGCCGGTTGTGGCCGTGGTGGCCGCCATTGTCGCCGGGGCGTTGCTTATCCGTAAATACTGGGAGCCTGTCAGCGCATTCTTTGGCGGTGTGGTGGAAGGGCTGAAAGCGGCATTTGCGCCGGTGGGGGAACTATTCACGCCACTTAAACTGGTGTTTGACTGGCTGGGTGAAAAGTTACAGGCCGCGTGGCAGTGGTTTAAAAACCTGATTGCCCCGGTCAAAGCCACCCAGGACACCCTGAACCGTTGCCGTGACACGGGCGTCATGTTCGGGCAGGCACTGGCTGACGCGCTGATGCTGCCGCTTAATGCGTTCAACAAACTGCGCAGTGGTATTGACTGGGTACTGGAAAAACTCGGTGTTATCAACAAAGAGTCAGACACACTTGACCAGACCGCCGCCAGAACTCAAGCCGCCACGTATGGCAGCGGTGGTTATATTCCGGCGACCAGCTCTTATGCAGGTTATCAGGCTTATCAGCCGGTCACGGCACCGGCTGGCCGCTCTTATGTAGACCAGAGTAAAAACGAATATCACATCAGCCTGACGGGTGGTACTGCGCCGGGGACACAGCTCGACCGCCAGTTACAGGATGCGCTCGAAAAATACGAGCGGGATAAACGTGCGCGCGCCCGTGCCAGCATGATGCATGACGGTTAAGGAGGTGACGAAAAATGATGCTCGCGTTAGGTATGTTTGTTTTTATGCGCCAGACGCTGCCACACCAGACCATGCAGCGTGAATCAGATTATCGCTGGCCGTCAAATTCCCGTATCGGTAAACGGGAGCTTTCAGTTTCTCGGTGTGGGAGGAAAACATCACGCTTGCCGGTGTGCTTTATCCCGACTGACCGGCGGAAGCTGACGATGACCACGCTCAGGCTGATGGCAGAGGAGGGGCGGGCGTGGCCGTTGCTGGATGGCACCGGCATGATTTACGGCATGTATGTCATCAGCAGGGTGAGTGAAGCAGGGAGTATTTTCTTTGCAGACGGCACACCCCGGAAAATTGATTTTACGCTGTCGCTCACCCGCGTTGATGAATCACTGGCCGCGCTTTATGGCGATATCGGTAAACAGGCGGAATCGCTCATCGGTAAGGCTGGCAGTATGGCGACTAAATTCACGGGTATGACGGGGGCGGGATAATGCTGGATGCGCTGACATTTGATGCAGGCAGTACGCTGACGCCGGATTACATGCTGATGCTCGACAGCAGGGATATTACCGGCAATATCAGCGACCGTCTGATGAGCATGACCCTGACGGATAACCGGGGCTTTGAGGCTGACCAGCTTGATATTGAACTGAACGATGCCGACGGGCAGGTCGGGCTACCGATTCGTGGCGCTGTCCTGACGGTGTATATCGGCTGGAAAGGTTTTGCCCTGGTATGCAAAGGGAAATTTACCGTTGATGAGGTTGAACACCGGGGCGCGCCGGATGTGGTTACCATCCGCGCCCGGAGTGCAGATTTTCGTGGCACGCTTAATTCCCGCCGGGAAGGCTCCTGGCATGACACCACACTCGGTGCGATTGTTGAGGCGATAGCCTGTCGTAACAAGCTGGAAGCCAGTGTCGCTCCGTCACTGGCCGGAATTAAAATCCCGCACATCGACCAGTCGCAGGAGTCTGATGCGAAATTCCTGATCCGTCTTGCTGAACGCAACGGCGGTGAGGTGTCGGTAAAAATGGGAAAACTGTTGTTTCTTAAGGCGGGGCAGGGGGTGACGGCCAGCGGTAAAAAAATCCCGCAGATTACCATCACCCGCAGCGACGGCGACCGTCATCATTTTGCGATTGCTGACCGTGGAGCCTACACCGGTGTAACGGCAAAATGGCTACACACCAAAGACCCGAAGCCTCAAAAGCAGAAGGTAAAACTGAAACGTAAAAAGAAAGAGAAACACCTGCGCGCACTGGAGCACCCGAAAGCGAAACCGGTCAGGCAGAAGAAAGCGCCAAAAGTACCGGAAGCGCGCGAAGGTGAATACATGGCAGGTGAGGCTGACAACGTTTTTGCCCTGACCACGGTATATGCCACGAAAGCCAGGCCATGCGGCCGCTCAGGCGAAGTGGGATAAGCTGCAACGGGGGTGCGGAGTTCTCCATCAGCCTGGCTACTGGTCGGGCAGATATTTACACGGAAACACCGGTTAAAGTGTCAGGCTTTAAGCGCGTCATAGACGAGCAGGACTGGACAATCACTAAGGTGACACATTTTCTGAATAACAGCGGCTTCACGACGTCCCTGGAGCTTGAGGTCAGGCTTTCTGATGTGAAGTACGAAACAGAAGATGATGAGTGATGTTTTTATTTTATCTGTTTGTTTTATAAGGATAAATTAACTAAAATGGCACCATCAACAAAACCGGAAGAGGTGCTCGCGATGTTTCATTGTCCTTTATGCCAGCATGCCGCACATGCGCGTACAAGTCGCTATATCACTGACAC